GCTCAGGTCTGCACGGCTCAGGTTTGCACAGGTCAGGTTTGCACGGCTCAGGTTTGCACGGCTCAGGTTTGCACAGCTCAGGTTTGCACAGCTCAGGTTTGCACCGCTCAGGTTTGCATAGGTCAGGTTTGCACGGCTCAGGTATGCACCGCTCAGGTTTGCTTTGTAAAAATCACGCTCACCAGAAGCGTATTTGGTTAGTAATTCATCTCTGGTCATATCTTCCCCCTAAAACGGCACGTCTTCCGTGTTATCTTGCGTGGTAACTTGCGTGGTGACTTCCCTGTTTGCTTGCGTCTTTTCAACTTGCACCCGGTCAACTATGACCTCCGTGACTTTGTGGCGGGTGCCGTCCTTCTCATAGGTGCGTGTGTCCAGGCGACCCTCAACGTATAGCGGTGTGCCCTTGCTCACGTCTTTAATCCGCTCTGCCGTGTCTTTCCACGCCACGCAGTCAACGAATATGGCTTGATTGTCCCACGTGCCGTCTGCGTTTTTCGTGGACTTATCAACGGCAAGGGTAAACTTGGCAACGGGTGTGCCTCCTGTGGTCTGCTTCAACTCCACGTCTGCGGTGGTGCGTCCCGATAGTTCAATGCGGTTAATGCGTATCATTGTTGCTCCTCTATCTTGATATTGCTAAAATCAAGGTCAATGCCAAGCGTTCTCTTGTAATACTTTTTTGCCACCTCAAGTAAAATAGGTATTGTGGGGGCAGATACAACATAGTCACGCTTTTCGTATTTGTTTCCACTAACGTAATTACTGCTATTGTCGCTATTGATAGATATGCTATACATTATCTCCTCCCACCTTTATATAAACGAGTTGGCGTAAAGCGTGAGTAATGATAATTACGCAACACACCGTCTTGTAAAATCTCTATGTGGTCTTTACATATGTCAAATATCTCATACTCTTTCTTGTATGCATCGGATTCAGGAATGCAATTAAGCCAATTCAAATTAACTGTGTTTGTGTTGCTAAACCTAACTATGCTCCCTATCTTATAGTTGTTCATTTTTACTCCTGTGCTTTTAAGATTTGCTTGACCTTTGCTTGGTCGGCTTCGGATATTTCGTTAAATCTTATTCTCTTTTCGTAGCAACCATATTTTAATAAAAAATAAGTATCGTCTTGTCCCATAACTATAGGAGAAGTCAGCGTGATGGTCACGGGAACTTCGGAGGGCGGGACGATGCGGATAATCTTATTATGTGGCAATTCAGAAACGCCAGTTTTCTTATCTACAAACTGTCCACAGCATAAAAACTTTTTGTTGTCTTCAGACATAGCCACAACCTTGTGTATGCCCCTTCTGTCTCCGAAATCTATCTCCACCCAGTCCCCGACCTTGACATTCGCAAACTTGGCGGGGGGCTTTGCTTCGGCTCTATAGGGAGCAATAAAAAAGCGGTCATCAATGGTGCATTTGCCATCTTTTATGTAATAACACCAACCGCCATCAGTAAGAATACAACCATCAAATATGTCTGTAACCTTAAAAAGTTTAGTAAATCCTCTTTTAGGTGTTTCCTCTACCGTGTCACCAACTTTTACATCAGCAAGTTCCCCAACCTTCGGCTCGGCTTCGGCTCTCAGCTTTTGCGTGTTCTCATCTATCAACGCAAGCACCCCAGCCAGTCTGCGTCTCTCTGCGGGGTCGGTTGCGTGGTCATAAGCGTCTTGCGTCAGGTCACGGATTGACTTGCCGAGGGCAAGGACTGAATCATAGATTGTCATTTGTTTGTCTCCTTTTATTCTTTCTGATTCCTTAATATCGTTGTTGTGTTTTCCTGTCAAGAAAAATCTCATTTTTCCTCCAACCTTTTTCAAAAAGGTATCTCGTTTGTGGTTAGTGACGGTATCTTGTACCTTGCGTGGTACACCGTTGCTTTGTAATGAACGGGAAGTGGTTGACTGCAATCGGGATTACTGCACCACTGCTTCTCCCCGCCCCGATACTGGGTGTATATTGTTCCGCATTTGGGACAGGCAAACTCCTGTGATTGTGTCTCTGTGCGGTAATCCTTCGTTCCCATTATCATTGACTGGTTGCAGACCGCCTTATCCTTGTGAGGCAAGATAAATCTACTCTTCAGTAGGGCTTCTTTCATCTTGCCTACGCTCTGTATCTCTATACTGCGGTCATCCTGGCGAAGCACGGTCAGTATCTCCTGCAATGTCTTGTCACTGCTGAGATTGATGCCTATTTCCTCATAGCCGTCAAATATCTCACGACTGATTATGCCGTGATATTTGCCACGCAGGGTCGGGTCTGCAAACTGCTTGGCAATGTTGAGTATCTTGACCGATACATCGTTCTGGTCGCCATACAGCTTGTCAGCACCCGTTGCCTTCGCTATCCAGAAGGAATCGCCCAACTTGCCGACAAATCCCTGCTCGTTGCAGAATACATACGCCATGTGCATAAAGGCGAGGTTCTTGCTCATCCTGCTGTCAACCCCGTGTTCCAACAGTAAATTACACAAATAGATAAATGACTTGCGGTACTGTTCATTGAAATCATCAGGACTGTATTTGGTAAGCATAAACGCCACGAAGTTTGACAGTGCCTTGCGGTTCTGGTAGAATGACGTGAAGTCTAAACTCGGCTTGTCCTCACGCTCAATCTTGATGTGAATGCACCGGCTGTATATCTGGTCGTTGTTGCTTGCCTCAATGCTCATCAGGACACAAGAGCCGTTGACACGGGTGGCTTTGGTTTCAAGGTCATTGCTCTTCATTGCGTGGGTCTTGCCAACCCCGTCATAACTCGCAAGGATAATGTCCCTTGTCCTGTCGGGGTATTTGCCAACCTCGTCAATCTTTATCGGAACGGAGTTTATCTTCTCACGCTCACGCAGATAGCCTGTCGGGGTCAGTCCGGCAGCCATATTCTTTGAAAGTGCGGTCAAGCTAACGGCAGAGCCAGCCCCGTACATAGACACAAGCAAGTCAGCCATACTCGTCTTGCCCATTCTTGACTGCCCCCAGATGTACAAAACAGGGAACTGTCTGTCGGGGTAGAACTTATAGTTTGCCTGTGCAACCACCCAGAACAATCCAAACAAACCGCCATCATCATAGAAGGACAGGAACTTGCGTATATCCTCACGCAGATTCTGGTTTTCACTTATCCTGAAGTCTGGGAACGTTTGTGAATTGGAAAAGTTTTCCAATCCTATTATCACATCATCCATCCTGCCGTGTCTGGGGACTGCGGGGATGGTCACGTATCTTTCGTAGGGAATGGTCTCACAACTGAAACCATTGTCGGTTTTTCTTATTATCATTACTACATTGCCGAGATTCCAGATGGCAAAGCCGTAGCGTTCCCATTCATTCAATCCCGTCACGCAACCTATGCCTAACTTCTCGGTCATCTTGGTCTTACCTCCTCTCTGTAGTGCCATAAAGTATTTCTGCATCGCCTGGTAAACGGTGCGTTCCTGCTGTTCCGTGCCACAAAAGCACTCCAGCGGTTCTCCATTGCCGTCTGACGCTTCACGTATCTTGTCCCTGAACTTGATATAACTGTTCAGTTCCGAACCCTTTAACCTGACCAGAGCATTACTGTATCCGCTCACCCTGTAAACATTCAGGCAAACGGTATCGCCTTCATTGGTCAAGTCCTCTGTGTATAGCCGGTACAGGTATTCCACCCTGTCAAACGAAAAGGCGAGGGGTCTGTCTGTCTGGTTCTGTGCGTAATAACACCTGCCGTCATCCATAATATCAAAGATTTCTGGAAAGCCAACCTTTTTGCTGGCAAGGATATATTGTGTCTTGCGCTTATATCCCGCCCTGTGGTCGGCAATGTGCAGAAGTGTCCCGAATCCAATACTGCGGTTATGCCGTAAGCACCAGTCCCACTGCTTGTTATAGTCCCTGTCTGCGTGGTCGTAGCGTTCCTTGTCTGCGGTTTCCAGTGACTTAAACGGGATTTCGCCTCGCCTGCCTACTGAACTGAAGGCAAGACCTAACCGCACCCATTCAGAGTTATTGAAATACACGCCTTTCAATGCTTCGGCTATGTCCTGTATCTCATCGTCAACTATACTGTCAGGGTCAACAGATGCAACCTCGTCACGCTCTGTGGCGGTTATCGGCTCAAACTCTATACTGTCAGGATTATATCCTGCGTCAGCATCGGTGCTGAAGTATGTCTGGTATCCCGAATAGGCGGGGTCAAGGTCAACTCCGAGCAGGCTGCTGAAGTATGGACGGTATTCGTCACAGGTCGGCTTGTAATCCTTGTATGCTATCGGCTTGGTTAGTTTGATAACAAACTTAAATCCGTTCTGCCGGATAGATTTGAAATATAGAAAAGAAAATCGTTGCAGTTGCCCTTTTACAATGTTGAGTTCCTGCAACGATGTCAGGTGGTCAATGTCAAACATTATGTATTGTGTGGAAACGAACCCTGTTGCAGAAACGTGACCTGCGAAGTCAATCACTCCGAAGCACGGCAGGGTTTTCTTTAATCTCTTCTGTTTTTCAGGGTCTTTTTCTTTGCGGATGCTGATGCCTGTATTGAGTGTCTTTTCATATAAAGCCCTGTCCTCATCTGCCAGACCCTTGCCTGTGATGAGCGTTATTATCCGCTCAATCTCGCAGGACTGAAAGTCTTTCGTGTCGGCAATGGACTTCATTATGAACGGCATAGGTAACCTCTAAAAGAAAAAACAGCGGATGGTGTCTGATTGGACACCTGCAAGGGAAAGGAGGAAACCCCTGCGACTCCGCTGTATACCGGAACTGGTAAATTATTATTTTCCACTTGACTGTCTCCTTTAGTTTCCACTATAGAATACTGCGTTTCTTTGTCAACTTCTTTTTTCCACGTTTTTCGCACTCATCCATAAACTCCTGCAAAGTCAACACTTCGGAGCGGGGAATATTCTCAATCGGCAGGTGCTTGTCTCTTTCGCCGTTGCTTTCACGTGCCAAAGTGTAGCTGTACATCCGGCTGGTCGGGAGTGCCTTTTCCTTGTACACCCAGAGCCGTGCCTTGTGAGTTTTGAATTGAGTGCCGTCTGCAATCTTCAGCAGTATCTGATATTCGTTTAACTCCATAGGACTGGTGATAAGGATTAACTTCATTCTCTCTCCCAAGACGATTGTGCACCGAGTGCGTTTGTGTAGTTGATATTTCCAACGATACCGAATTGTGTGTTGAAAAAACTCTTGTCCAGCCGTCTCAGGTAGTTGTCGGCAAGTCCGCCTGGTGACATACAATCCTGACAGACAGGCTTGCTTTCGGGTGTTTCGTTCTCTTTACAGAATGGGCATAGGTGTGTCATTTTTTCTCCTTATGTTTGTAGCTTCTAAAGGTTATCATGTTTTTTCTCGGATATATTTTGTTGATTACCCATACGTTGCCGTCCCATTTTCCAATAGCCCACAAACCAGTCAACAGCAGTTTGTCGGTGATACATCTCCGCTGACCATCCTTAATAAAGTTCCAGTGGTCTGATATGCGGATACACCCAACAGGGAAGTAACTGCCGTCAACAGGCATTGAGTAAAAGCTGTTACTCATCGGGGACATATAAACAAAGTGCCAACTATTCAGCGTTTTGGCTATTTGTTTCGGCACTCTTGTTGTCAAGTCCATTTAACACTCTTTGTTTACATTTGCGGCACAAGCAAGCACCGTTTACATATTTTGCGTGTTGCTCCTTTATTTGCTTCTTACACAACGCACACTTACGCAAAGCAACACCTATGTATCTATGCTCCCACGCCCCCAAACTTGCTGATTTTTTGCTCAATTTTCCTCCTCTGCCGATAACAGCGGTTTAATAAGTTTGTGGCTCACCCGCCAATGTTTAGGGCGTTGCAGGTGCAGGAATAGACGTTTTGTGGCTTTGTGCATTATTTACCTTCCTTCGTTTCGTAAACCACCTTTGCGGATTTGCCTTGATGCAGCCGCCAAACCTTTCCGTCAAAAGAGGGAACAAAACCCCTATTCCACAGGTCAATACACGGCTGGAATGGATTGACGCCTTCTGGATGGTCTATGTATTCCCACTTTTTTATGTTTGGGAATAGTGACGAACCGTAAGCCCAGACAGAATCCCTGACAGAATCCCCGACAGAATCCCTGACAGAATCCCCGACAGAAGCCCCGACAGAAGCCCCGACAGAAGCCCAGACCATTAAGTTGGCAATATCTTTCTCTGTAACAGCGTTTTCATCAACATCCACAAGTGGATTAACGGGAAAAAGAGCATGATATAAATCATAATCAAGATTCCCTGTCTTGTCGGTAACAATTTGTTTTAACTCATCACGGCCTAGTTCCCGCACCAGCACCATCTTTTCCCAACGGCGTTTGTATGTGTCATAATTTACGTTCTTGCCCCCAACCTCGCAGACAAACACACGGCTATCGGGGCAATTATTCAAACAATAGGTCAACCCCTCAACACCCGTGGCATAAAAGCCTTTTGTGCAGTCTTTTGTCGCATCATTGTCAAAGTCGTCACAAAGATACCATTTGTTCATCACAAATTGAAAACCCTGAAACGGAGAATTCATTTCTTTGGTTAATACTTTCAAAACTAATTCTTGCATTGTTCCTCCTCAGTGTATCAGCATACACATAATAATGATTATTACAATAGCGATTCCCAAGCATAGGGAAATCAAACTCCAGACAGGATTATCAATTTTCCTGCCCATATCAGAGTTCCACCCGATAGAATACGGGATTATAGACACACTTGTCGGCAAGCTGTTTCAGATAGTCCAGTCCGTAATAACTTGGACACAGTCCCGTGTTTGTCGGCAAAGCGGAGCGGATAGCGTCCCATTGGCTCAATAGGTCGGCACATATCAGGGCATCATGGCGGAAGTTATCGTAAACGCCCACCAGATTATCGTTTTGGTCAAGTATGCGTTGCATCAGTCCTCCTGCGGTATCGGCTCAAAGTCAACATATCCCTGAGCAATCAGGAGGGTGAGCGGATTGCGTTTCCATTCTTCAGGATAATACCACGCCTTTTCAAAGTCCCTTGTTTCGTCATCATACATATAAAACAGGCACGTGGAGTCAGAACAGGCGAAAACGTCATCTCTAACATCCCAGCCGTTGCCCATGTATCCACTGGCATCCAATAAATCAGCAATCTGCTGGATATAGGGGAGTTCCCTCATCATCCTGCGGATTTCCATTTTAGCGTTTTCGTAATCGGGGTCAAGTGACATCCGGAGCGAACCGTTGTCTTGAATGGTAAGCGTAATCATATTGGTCTCCTTTTTGCCAGTTCTCTGCGAACCGGTCAAGACTCCCCTGCCGTGACAAGGGAGCGTTGACAGGTCAGGCAGGTTAGTCAAATAATGCAATTATCTTTGCTAAATCTTCAGCAGGGATTTCCCGATACAGCCAATCAGTTCCGTATTTATAGCCACAAACATGGCAAGGCTTACCCAACAGACCCTCGGGGTGTTCTTCGGGACGCACCCAGCCGGCTGATTTTTCCTGAGTTTCGCCCTTTATGTAGGGGTGAGGCGGGGTCAATTTCTTTCCGGTGTCCCAGTCTGCACGCTGATGTTCACAGCCGGCATTCATGTCATTAAGGTGATGGAGTTCCCACAGCCTCAATATTTCCTTAAAGGTCTTGTCTTTCCCGATTTCCGGAAACTCTTTTGCGATTGTGTCAAGGCATTGTCCACCCATAACAATGTCAGACTTAATGCGATTCCAAACAGAAGCGGAGGCGGAAAAGATAGGCTCATCCGGATAGTTTTCCAGAGAAACGTCAACCGTAACCTCGCATTCCTTAGAAACGTCAACCGTAACCTCGCATTCCTTACGTCCATTGCCATGATAGTCAACCTTGCCAAAGCTGATTGTCTTTTTTAGCTTGTCCATGTTGTGTCTCCTTTTAGCAACCCGTCTGCCAGGTCACAAAGCAAATACTATGCAACCCCGCATTTCTGTCAAGATAAATCTAAAAAAACTTTAAGCACCCCCACCCAGACAACCCACGCCCCAAAAACCCGTAATATTTCACCACAACCCCTATTTATAGGTTACATATCAATAAATGAACGCCGTTTTTTGATAAATTGTAAACGCCACCCAGACAATATGTTAACCCCGCTTTTTTTGGGGGAAAATGGAAAATATCAAAGGTTTTGTCGGATACATAGGGATTTTCCTGAAAATCAATTTTCAAAAGCTCGCTCCGGGGAAATTCGCCTTTAGAAAAATGGGATTTTTGATAAATGGTAAAAAAGAAGGACATAAAGTTATAGTAAAGTATTATACATTATAGAGTTATACCCCTATTCTAATTTTGATATATTGTTGATATATTGTTGATATATTGTTGATAAATACATATAGATTTCCGTTTTTATCATATCAAAATGATATAATCGTGATTTTGGCTCTGTACGGGAGGGGTGAAAATGAGCCAATTTATCCAGTTTTTTCCTGCCGACTTTGATATTTTTGGATAAATGCGGGGTGAGGCAGTGTTTATATTCTTTTCCTGCTACACTTTGCGGCACTTCTGAACGGCGTTCATAAATTCACTTTGTATTACAAAGTAAAGGCGTTTTTCAGGGGGCTAAAAAAGATTGACGGATTATCCCTGTTTATGCAAATAGTCAGGGATTTATTGAAGTATTGGTTTACATCGGGGGTGCTAAGTGATTGACAGGCAATAAAAAAGCCCTGCGGTTAAACAGGGCTGTGTAAAGGGTGCGGGGTGTTAAAGCTTGCCTATGGTTAGAATCCTGTCATTGTCAAGGTGTCTGATGCTGTCCCATGTGCTTTGTGAGTGGTCAAGCAGGCGGAAGGCATTATCATTAAAGCGGACAACATGACAGCAATGATAATATCCGCATTCCCTGTTTACCTCGTCCTTGACATCAGTCAGGTCAAGAGGCAGTTTGCTTGTTTTCGCCGTCCAGAGAGCCTCTGCCAGGCTATCAAAAGACAGCACCTGTAAGGAATCCGGAGGACAGCAGTCAACGTCAGGCGTTACCTTTGCCAGGCTGTCCGCAATAGATACGTAATACATCTCTCCCCCTATCTTAATAAATCCCAGCCAGCCAGAATCATGGCAGCCAGGACAACAACAATCACCGGAAGCAGGAATTTAGCTCCGATTAATACGAATACAGCCAGAAGCAGCAGGGCGGCAATGGCGAACAGGTCAGATGTCTTAGTGCGGATAGTCATTTTGTTTCTCCTTTCTTATTAAGTATGATGCAACCATAACCACTGCAGGAAATCTGTCAAGGGAAATCTGCAACATTCCGCTCATCTGGTCAGTCAATCCGCCGATTAAGTAAGTACGCCAGGTAATAGGCAGGGGCGTAGGTGTCCATTAGCAGGGGAGGGGGTGGAGCATTGGGCATGGGCGGGCGTATACCCCTCACCCCCAAAAATATCCTCCTACTGAAAACCCATTGGCTAAAAAATATTCCCCATATTTGAAAATAGTACTTGACAGGAAAATGGGTAGTGGAAAAAATAGTTTTGTAAAGATTGAAACCCTATGGAGGAAAGAATGGGAGACGAGAAAGACATTTCGTTAGTGGAACAGTACATTGAGAAGTACTGCAAAATGCTTGGAGGAAAATCATCTCCATCTGGCAATGATTTCAAAGAGTTTGTGACTGCTGTGCAGTTTATTAACGATACTTACGAAAATTCTATAAGATACGGGCATATCAAACCGTGCAACCGAAGTAACACGGAAAGGAAGTGAACAATGGTTAGAGAGAGCGTGTTTGCCAACATGAGTTATGACGACCTTGTTAAGGCGTGTGAGGGAGTGTTTATTTTTCAGTCCGAGGGCGTGAAGTTTGGTGTATCCAATGGAAGGCTGTGTTTCATAACGGATGGCAGGAATGCAAAGGAGTTATTGGGTGTTATGGTATTTGACAATCACGGGAACATAGTGGAGTAGGTGTTGTGATATTACAAGGTGATTGCCTTGACCGCTTGAAAGAATTACCCGACTGCTCAGTTGACAGTGTGGTGACCGACCCGCCCTATGAACTTGGATTCATGGGCAAGCATTGGGATAACACAGGCATTGCGTATTCCGTTGACTTATGGCGTGAGTGCTTGCGTGTTCTGAAGCCAGGCGGTCACTTGCTTTCGTTTGGCGGGAGCAGGACGTATCACCGAATGGCGTGTGCTATTGAGGACGCTGGCTTTGAGATACGGGATATGATTGAATGGATTTACGGTAGCGGATTTCCGAAGTCTCTCAATATCGGGAAAGCGATTGATAAATTGCAGGGGAATGAAAGGACAGACATACCAAACAATAGACACGGAGGAGGTTCGTCAGACATATTTCCAGAAAGAAATAACTTTATGACAACCAAAGGTAACACCCCCTACGAAGGTTTCGGCACTGCACTCAAGCCCGCCCACGAGCCAATCTGTCTTGCCCGCAAGCCGTTGTCTGAGAATACCGTTGCTGAGAACGTGCTGAAACACGGGACGGGCGGAATGAATATTGACGGGTGCAGGGTGGAAACAAAGGACACTTGGAGCAAAAACACATCAGCAACCGCACCAATAGGAAAGCCAGTAGAAACAGTTGCAGACCACCATTGGGGATTATTAGAAAGGGAAAAGCACTCATCTGAACTTGGAAGATTTTCTGCTAACTTAATTTTATCATATCCCGCTGATACTTACATATTGTCAGCAAAAGATATTGAGCAAGAACTAAAAGCAAGAAAACTGATTAACAGATTATTTAATGACTGCTCTTGTCCAAACAGTGATGTTTATATAATTGATATGGATGGGGAGTGGTCAGCAAATTGTGGAGGCTGTGGATGCAATATGGAACAACACATAAAGAAAAGAGATGCTATAGTAGATTGGAACAAAGCACATCCACAAGAGATAACTATTGAGGAAACTCTTTACAATAAAATGCCCGATGACATAAAAGCCTGTTTTGTAAAAAATCCCAATCCTTGCTCTGATGAGGTGCTGGCGGTGTTTCCGAATAGCAACGGTGGAAATGGAAAGCCCCGCATTGAAAGGTCGGGCGACAGCACAATTAGTAAAACGTGTGGACCTAGAATTGGGGGTGGAAGACCTGTTGGATTTGAGACACAGCAATATGCAGACTCTGGCTCAGCCTCCCGCTTTTTTTACACGGCCAAAGCCTCAAAATCGGAACGCAACGCTGGGCTGGATGGGTTTGAGGAAAAGCGAAGTTGCTCTATGATGGGCTGTGTTGACGATGGTAATTTCTTAACGGGAAGCGGAAATCCAAGACAGGGAACAAACTCAAACAACCACCCAACCGTCAAGCCAATTTCACTTATGCGATACCTGACCCGCCTTGTCACACCACCCAGCGGAACGGTGCTTGACCCGTTTGCAGGGAGCGGGACGACTGGCTGTGCCTGTGCATTGGAAGGGTTTGACTTTATCGGGATAGAGAGGGAAGCGGATTATGTCAAGATTGCAGAGGCAAGGATTGACCATTGGAAAAAGAACGTGCCGATAATGGATAAAGAACAGATAGATTTGGAGGAGGTATTAAATGGATAGGGCTGGCTATGTTCCGTACACTGTGGATGCTTGCCGATACCGTGAGTATGATGAGCGTGAGGGCGAGTGGATGTGCACGAATTGTCAGTGTGGATTGAGTGGCGATGTTTGTGACGATGTTGACGGCTTCCCTGACGGCTGTGTCTTTCGTGGCTACCGTTCAGGCACTGTATTCAGTTGGCGGTTTTAATGAAGAGACCGAAAGAGGTTGGGATTTTAGTGGAGGCGTTTCAGCGTGGCGATGGCGTGACGTTGGGCGTGGCAGAGTGTCGCAAGGTAGCGTGTTGGTTATTGGGAATTGAGGAGCGGGTGGATATGTCGTTGAAGATATTGGCGAATATTTATCCTGACTGCGAGAGGTTGAGGGGTGTATTAAATGGAGAAGATTGACAAGCGGATATTGGGATTGCTGGACGACTACTTCAATTTGCACGAGGAGATGTATCTGGCGATACAGGGTGTAATAGACAGGTATGGTGTTGACAGCGAGGAATATGACAGTTTGATAAACAAGTTGGGCGAAATCTTGAGCGAGTATGTGGAGCACTGATGTTTGATTATTGGGAAGTGTATGATGGTTGCCACGATGATTATATTTTGTGGAAATCATGCGTAGTTGGCGGGTGTATTGGTGGTGATACGTTTGACTATGGGTGTGGAGATGGAGCGATGTGGGAGTTGCTTGGGAAGCCGTCTCGCTACGCAGGGTATGACGTATCTCCGATTGCTGTTCGTAGGTTTACTGGGCGTGGAGGAATATTTGAAAAGCCGTACAGGTTTGGACATTACGACACGGTGCTGTGCCTTGATGTGTTGGAGCACACATCTGACACATATATGGAAATGGACAGGGTTATATCGCTTGCCAAGTCTGGCGGGGCAGTGGTTATATCGTTGCCCAATGCCTATCACCTAATAAACCGGGTACTGTGGCTGTTTGGGATAAACATTGATATAACTGATTGCTATGGTATGCACGGACTATTAAGTGAACACATACAGAGGTTTAACCTGAAGTCAGCAAAAGAGTTTATCGGAGATAGACTGGATATAGAAAGAACAGTATATTATGGCGGGAGCGGAAGAAGAAACATATTTAACAGGATGTTAGTAAAATATTTTCCATCTGTGTTTGCGTATTCGTTTGTGTTTATATGCAGGAGGAATTGTGTCTGACCTGAAGATAAAGGGCGAGGTTGGTTCTGCCGAGTGGTGGGATAATGCGAGGGATTTGCGTGAGCACTATGTAGATGTGATAGAGGGCTTGGAGTTGGATGGCGACAAGGGCGACACGTACCGCAAGTGGCTGAATGATTTGAGGCAGTTGGACGCTATGATAGGCAAGGCGAATGGCGTATTGGATACTGGGAACAGTGGTTCTGATATGGGCGAGTGGTATCGCCAGATAACTACGAAGGCGATGGAGGCGTTGTCGCATTTGACCGAGATAAAGAGTTTGGAGAGCAAGCCTATTGTGGTGGACGCAGAGGTAGTGGATGCTGATACAGAGTAGCGTGACCGGACAGCCGTTGGTGAAATTACCTGAGCAGTGGGGCAGGTTTGTATCGGGTGCGAAGGATGTGCTGTCGGATGATGCCTTACTGCAGATAAGCTCGGACAGGCTGTTGCGACCTACTGCGTATTTCGTGCCCAACGGCAAGCAGGAAGAGTTCATCAAGATAATAGCGGGGAGTACCGAGCACACGAATATGCCGATAGACAGTTTATTTGCTGCGAATGGAATAGGCAAGACGTTTCTGTTGGGTCATTTGATATATCAGATAATCTATCCTGTCAACAATGGCTGGTTTGATTATCCGCTGTTTCACAATTATCCTTTTCAGCACACTAAGGTGCATTGGCATTTATCCACCAAGAATGCGTTGACTGACGTGTTCAAGCGGATAGTGGAAGAGGACTGGAAGATACCATCGGGCAATGTCAAGTATGACGGCAAGCAGCATATCAGCAGGATACTCCACGACTCAGGGTGGAAAACGTATTGCTTCACGTTTGACCAGAGCCCCGAGCAGATGGAGAGTAGCGAGCCTGACTTGATAACGTTTGACGAGCCTGCACCGGAAGCTATCTTTAATGCGGTCAAGGCGAGGGCGAGGTCTGGTGGACTGACGATAATGGCGTTGACCCCGCTGGAGTGCGACCCGTATATCGTGGACGAGATTGAGAAGAACGCTGGCAACGGTATGTACTACAATTTAACTGCAACGCTGTATGACAGTTGCGAGGAGCGTGGGGTACGTGGACACCGCAAGGCGAGGGACATTGACGACTTGGTGAAGCGGTTTAATCCTGATGAGTTGCAGGCACGTGTATATGGCAAGGTGATGTTCTACAATGAGAGCATATATCCGATGGCTAAGGAGAGCAAGCATTTCCGCTCACCTGACGAGTTCCCTGTTGACCCTGCGACCGACTTGATAATGCACGTGGTTGACCCGCATGACAGCAGACCGTTTGCCTGCGTGTATGCAGCGGTGAAGCCCAACGGCAGGACGATTATCTTTACCGAGACTCCATACAGCAAGGAGTTTCCGTACTGGGAGATGAAGCGGTTTGAGGACACGTTTGAGGACGAGATAAAGAACTGGCTGGAGATTGAGCGGAACTGGGGCATAAGCAGACCGTATATGCGGATAATGGACAAGATGTTCGGCTGGCAGACCCGTAGGCAGGGCACGATAGCGAGTGATATGTACAAGCTGAGTTCTGCGATGGGACACCCTATGACGTTTATGAAGTCGTACACGAGCAATAGTTCGGAGATGGGCGAGATGGCGTTTGGTCACGAGCAGGTGAGGGCGATGCTGTCGGATATGGATGATGGCGAACCTGGCTTGATAATCCACAACACCTGCTGGCATACGTGGAATGGGATGAAGCACTATGTCCGCAAGCGTGCCAAGAACCAGTACGAGATGCAGAAGGCACAGGGCGACACCAAGCCGATAGAGAAATACAAGGACTTTCCAGACGTGGTACGGTATTTATGTTCGGCAGTTCGCCTATACCTAAACCCTGTAAATGCAGGCAAATACGGAAACACTGAACATAAATCAGGCGGGATGGACAAAAAATCGCTTGACAAAATCTACCATCAGAATAAAAGTGTCGCCAGTGTAATGCTATCCAAACTACATAGGGGCGGTAAATGACGTTAGACGATATAATTAAGAAAGAGACTGAGGCGAAGAGGGACGAACTTGTCTCCCTCTGGAATGAGCGTCTTGAACAGGCAAAGTCAGCCCGCTCCGCTTGGGATGGGCGTTTCAGTATAAGTGAAGCAATTTTAAGCAATGATATTCCCGTACTCACCAAGACCAACCAGAATGGCGAGGACGAGGGCATAACGTCAATGACGGATGTGCTGTACAAAACCAATCCGATAATCCCCGCAGTCCAGTGGAAGAAGAGCTTGATTGAGAAAGCCGACCTTGACTTGCTTGTCAAGGCGATAGACGGCATCAGCAATCTTGACCGCCTGCCGTTGGAGAAGCAGTTAAACTTTTTGTTTGACAAGTTCAACGTCACCCGCAGAAGTAGTGAAGCCGTATATGATATGGCTGCCTTCGGTTATGGCGTGCAGTATCTTGGCTGGAACGAAAAAGCGAGAACCGCACAGTTCAAAAAAGGAATACCCCGACACAGGCACGTGCATTGCAGGAGCTACTGGGTTGACCCCGCAGCCACCAACAACAACTGGGATAACCGCAGATGGAGTTTTGAGCGGATACTGCTGGACATTGAGGATGCCAAGTTAATCTTCCCCGATTATGCCAATGAGTTCGGAAAGCCGAAGCCAACACCCAAACAGGAAATAGCACCCGGAGTATTCATAGAGGCACAGCCCGACACAAGCAAGGGTGACAACTCCAATATGAAGGATATGGTGGAGGTATTCCTTATACAGTATAAGAAGCTGGTGCGTTATGATATGCAGGAAGTGTCCTATGAGATGAACGCTGAAGGCACGAAAGCAGCCCGCACAAAGCTGGTCAACCCGAAAGATGTGCAGGATGTCCGCAGACAGTTGGGTGCAGAAAGCGAGGACGCTCAGATAGAAGATGAAGCGTTAGATGAAATGACGTTATCTGAACCGTTTGAAGTGGAGAACGAGCAATGGTTTCAGTTCTACTACAGCAACGATATGCAGCAGGCATTGACCCAGCCTGAGCACGTGGGCGACATTGACAGCTACGCAGTTATGCACAGCTACCACATCCCCAACGACATATACCCCGTATCAATCGTATATCTTGTGGCACACCTCGTTGACATCAAGGCAATCCTGCTGACAAAGGCGGTGCTTGACGTGGTCAGCAACGGCACACCGATAACCGTAATGGAAGAGGGTGCAATCCTCAATGAAAAAGATTTCAAAGACAACATAAACTCGCTGACCCCGTTTGCAGTATTGAGCCAGGAATACCTCTTGGCGTGTCAGGCACAGGGCAGACAGCCCAATCCATTGCAGTTCATTACCAGACAGGTGGACGGTTCACTTAACGTAGCCCTCGCCAATATGCTGGATAGGTATATTGAGGAGATGAACGGAAACGTGGGTGCTGCGAAAGGCGTGCCTGACTACAGCAATATGAGTGGCGTTCAGACCAGTGCCTTACAGAGTGCTGCGATGATACTTACAAAGACGGAGGAACTGGCGTATCAGGACTTCGCCAAGAAGTTGGGCGAAATACTTATCCGCTATGTGGTTGACTTCCGTGACTACGAGCACACAATCCCGTCTGCTGAAGGCAGGGTGGAAGTGGTTAATCAGGGTGGAGTCACTACTTGGGATTACGACAACTACTACATTGAGCCGATAGTTATGAACAACCCCACCGCTATTGAGCAGTTAAAGGAACAGCAGTATCAGCAGTGGGCAAGTGCGGGCTGGATACACCCCGTTGACGCAATGGAGAAAGCTGGCGAGAACAGGGCTGGCGAGATGTATGACAGGGCATTGGAACACAACAACCTGCTTGTCGTCAAGAACGCTATGGAGCAGAGACCTGAGATAGCGGAAGCGATAATGCAGTTAATCAGTCAATCAGCACAAGCTGGAAATAAAGAACAAGCAGTGTAAACGCAAGAAACACTGAGGAGAACAAGATGAAAGAGTATTGGGATATTATGCAGGAAGCAGACCCAGAAACAGATGGCGGGGGTAAACTGTCCCCTGATGACTTCATTGATAACGGTGACGGCACAGTCACCACTACACGCACAATCAAAGACGGTGACAGAGAAGTCAGCGTTGTTTACACCATTGACGAAACAGGTCAACTGGTAGGCAGTCCAGAAGTTGACGATGACGAGATTGACGATGAATGGATAGACAAAGCAGAGGACAAAATCATCAACGTTGGCAAGACAGCGGGGCAGACCTACCGTGACAGGCAGTTGCAGAAACAGGCGATAACGAGGGCACAGCAGTTGGAACAGCAACTCGCTGATGAAAAAGCCCAGCGTATAAAACTGGAACAGCAACTTGCTGATGCACGCAAAGGCAGTCAGAGAATGACTGACGCTGACGCTAAGGAATACTTTGGCGTTGACAGCGTTGCTCAGGTCAAGGAACAGATGGAAGATGATTATGCGTTGTATGTGGTAAATATGGCAAGGTTCAGTGCGAGGTATGCCACTCCGCAGAAAGCGGAGAAAACGGAACAGCCTGCGAGACCGACTGTGGCGAAACCTGTACGGAAAGCACCTACCACCGTACCCGATGGCGGGGGCGACAACAAACCTAAAACAAAGCCGGACAAAGACCCATTCGGCTACATAAAGAAATACATGAACAATGGAGTTAAAGAATGAATACAGTAGTTAGCGGACAAAGACAAACCCTAAGTGCAAACCTGTTTAACGGCATCTCTTCGCAGAGAATGTTCGGTGCTGGTTATAGCGAAGCACTGTGGAACTTGTCTCCCAATCAAGTGCCGTTCCTTACGTTGCTTGAAAAACTTAACAGAGTGGTAGTTCCCGGCCCGGATTTTAAGTGGATTGAGGACAGACCTTCGTGGCTGACCGATACCACTGATGCACTACACGGCTCTGCCGCAGGCACAATCACCGATGTAACCACCGCCAATAACGTTGGCGACACCAAGACCCTAATTGCAACCACAGGCACAGCACAGGCAGCCGGTCAGGTCTGGATGATTTCCGATGCTGACGACCTTACCAAGTTTATCTTGGTTTACCTGAAGTCGCTGTCAACTGCAACGTGGACAGTCAGAATCCTGAACAAGCCCAGTTTCCAGCCCGCCTTGTCTGACCCCATCACCCTGACGAGTATTGCCTATGGTGAAGGCTCTGACATCGCTACCGCCAAGTACGAAGGCGTGACTACCAAGTGGGGAAGCACTCAGTTCTTCAAGGATAGCGTGTTTATTTCCAACACCTTGAAAGCCAGTAAAGACCTAATGTATAACGACCCTGAGTTCCAGAAAATGCGTAGGCTTGAAGTTCTTAAAAAGAACATCAACAACGCCATTACTTGGTCATCCGGCAGATACTCCGCAGCCACAGACGACCCCTGGGGTGCACCCCCGACCACGCACATCGTTGATAACGACACCGTTGTCAATGCTTCCGGTAATCCTGTCCGCTTCACTGCGTCTCTTGACCAGTGCATTCGGATGAACAACGCAATCAATCTGTCCGGCGACAGGGTGTTTGACATCACTGCCGGCAGTGCCACCTATATTGACGACATCGTTGCCAAAGGCGAGGACATGTTCCGCTACGTTGACAACGACCTGTGGGGTGTTTGCGGTTCTGGTTTCATCACCTTTATCAACCGCCTTGCACTTGCCAGCCCGTCTCAGTACAACCTGATGCAGGGAGCGGAAGCCTTCGGTATTGAGGTCAAGCAGTTGCTTACCCCTCACGGAAAGGTAAACCTGATGGTTGACAAGGGTATGTCTCAGGACACTTACCGCACCAAGCGTGCATACCTGTTTGACCCGAACTACGTGTCTCTTGCCGTATTCCGTGAAATTGAACAGGAACTCAAAGAGACCACCCGCTCAGGCGAACTGTGGAACTTTGAAGCTGAAATCGGACTGAAGGTCGCCTGCCCTGAAAAGCACTCTATCATTCAGGTCAACTAAGAGATGTTAGAATGAAAAAGACTATAATTCTAATCGCAATGCTGATGGCGTTTGTAGTTGCCTTCGCTGGAGTTGACGCTCCCACGACCACGATTGGCAGGACTGTCAACGGAATGACTGTGTTCACTAATTCGTGGACTGCAACCGCAGCCGACAGTGCCAACAACGCAGCCGTATATGGCTCTGGGCTACCATCTGGAACGTTTGACGGCAATAGGCTGTGTGGAAAATACGTGACATTTCAGTGTGCCGTAACCACGTCTGTAGTTGTTAAAACAAAGGGTGCGACAAACGGAAGCACATACACATATATGTTTCCGAGACTGTATGGCTCTATTGACGGAACTACGTGGGTGCTGATAGGCACATACAACTATACATATTCCACAAACAGAACTGCAGGAACAGTGTTCAGTTTTGTTGCAAACCTGACGCAGGTGCGGTATCCGTATCTACAGGTTAGGTATTATGTTGCCACCACTGGATATGCTGAAGCCAATTCAGCGTCTACCATAAGTGCCGGAGCAATAAAAGTATCCGCAATATCCAAGTAACTGTTGGCGGGTGGTGGATATGAAAAAGTATACAGTAATACTGGCGATGTTGGTGCTGTGCGTAATGGCACACGCAGTAATCACCTACGGGGCTGTATCATATAGTTGGGCTAACGAACTGAATACAGCCACGACACTAACCACTGTGGCGGTTGGCGACACGGCAACAAACTACATAAAAAGCACGCCGATAAAGATACTGGAAAATACCAACGGCACAATCTATATCACCTGCTCGGTGATAGCTGCACTACAGCATACCATAAACAATGCAGTTGTCAAGGTGAGGGGTGAGATATGGGGTTCTGACGATGGTACTAACTTTGGTGTCATGTTGGCAAGCAGAGAAATCATAATGACAGGAGCAACAGCAGGAAAAGCGTTTGTGATTCCGATGGACTACACTCTGGCAAGACCACAGTACATACAGGTCAGATGGGTAGGAATGGGAGCAAACATAGACTATGCTGCCGACATATTCGGCACGATAGCTACAACCGTCTGTATGCCTAAATACTAAACAACAAGGGCGGGTGAAACTCCCGCCACAGTTTTTATCTTTACAATAATAAAGTGGAGTAACAGATGTTTAAGTTCAAGTTCTATAACAGAAACGTAAACTATATGGGTGTCAATTTCATCAACGGAATTGGCGAAACCGAGAGCGAATATATGGCAAACAAGATACGCAAGTCTGGATTGTTTGGTATGTACATCACAGAAATCAAGGAAGTTAAAGATGAACCAAGTGAAAGCGGGACAGAGACAGACGACAACGATGCCACGGGAGCAGAGACTGAAGAAGTCCAAGCCGAAACCGAAGAGCCGAAAGAAAAAAAAGTATTGAAAACCATCAAAAGAAAGTAAGGCAGGTAAGCAATGAACCTGAGCCTCATTAACTCGTCTATCCGCCTGACCGCACCGACCATCAGAGAGTTTGACATCAATGCGGGATTGCAGGAAGCGTTGGCAGAACTTAACCGTGAGGGACTACAGCAGAGGCGTGGAATCACCATAGTGTCAACAGCGACAGGCGTTCCCGAAGAGCGGGCAGTCACAACCTATAACTATTACTCCGCTGATAAGTGCTTGATACTGCCGTCTGAACTACTGCTTGCTGAAAGGATATACATTGATGGGGTGCTGTTGACTGCCTGTACGATAGACCAGTTTATGATGGACAACATTCCAAGCAATGGATACTTTGCGTCTGACACAGGCGAGTGCTATATCAACGCTGAACTTGTGGATGATGATGTAGTATCTATCTTTGGCAGATGGGCTATCACCAATCTGTTGGCATTGCCTGACTATTGGATGGACTTTTTCAAGTACGCAACGCTTGCATACTACTTCCACTTTGTGGACAAAAACGAAACCACCGCAATGAAGTATGACGAGATGAAACGGTCAGCGTTCATATCCGCAAAGGCGAAAGGCGGGCAAGCACTTGTAAAACCAAACTTTAAGAATAACATATTGAAGGGATAAATGACAAGCACGCAGTTATTCACCGAAATACTAAACCGCTGTGGCGAGGGATACGAGAACTGGACTGACAGGGCAAAGGCACATTTCAAGTCAGCGATTATAGAAATAGTCAAGAGCGGTAAGTTCCACGAAACGCAATATCCCGGACTGATATTCAGGAAAGAGGTGACTGGATTGACAGGGGCAGCCATAGCGTTTACATCTTTTGTGCAGAGCGGGTATGAGTTTATTAAGTGGATAAAGATGCAGAAGAATCCCGCCACAACCACCGTGTATAAAGACGTATTGCTGATGTCATACCCCGAATACCTTGCCTATACAAACAACAGCAACTTAGTTCTTGCCGACCAGATATACGCATACCTGTTATATGACGGAACAAGCGTGAAGCTTAACTTTGCTGACGCTGCTGTCTCTGGTGACAAGTGGTATCCTGTGTTTGTAGCGTGGAATGATTTTCTGCTTGGGCTTGATACAAGTGCGGTGTATGGTGACGAACTACTGGAAACTGCGATACAGTTGGCGGTTGCCAAACTCAAAGCGGAGATTGAGGCGTGATAATAAACGAAACATACAGACGTGGTATGTCTGAAGTCATAAACCCGATGAACCTGCCGAAGGACACCGCTGCCTTGATTGAGAATATGTATCTTGACGAGGACGGTGTCTGGAAGAAGATGAATCGCATAATAGAGGACTCAGACATCAGCACGTTTGACGATGGCGGAAACGCTGCGGTCAGGATTTATGATTGGCAGACCGCCAATATGCCTGCTGATGCGTATGACGCAGAGGACGTGCACGTCTTTGTTGTATTCTATGAGGACGGAACGGTGGCGTTGGAATACCGCACAGGCGAGACCACGTGGACAGCCACAGCCATATCAACGCTGACCGACATAGACTCCGACAGCGTAATGGCGTGGAGCGATAACCACCAGTTTGTCTTTGTGGACGGCAGAACCAATAACCCAGCCAAGCGGATACGCATTGACGCTGATGGCGTGGTCTATGGCTCTAACATAGCACCGTATTCGTCTTACCAGTTTCCAGAACTTGACCGCCTTGTATTTGACGACTTTGAACAGGAGGGCACAGGCATAGGCAGGGGTGGGATATTTGCGTGGCGTGCTTTATTCATCAACAAGTTTGGTGAAAAGAGCAAACCGACACCCACCCTGATAGTTGATACATATCAATGGCAGAGACGTGGAACGGTTGACAACAGCGGTGAATATCTATACTCTGACGTTCTGGGCGGTAGTTTGAAATCTGCGGTCATAGACATTACTGAAATCCCGCAGGACACGGTAGAGGTATGGCTGTATCGTGCAGATGCTTATGGCTCTGAATGTATTACGCCTATGATGAATATGCGTAAGGTGGCAAGCCGTATCGTTGGCGATGGTATGACCTCTGTGCAGATAACCGACAGCCACCCGTATGGGGTGGAAGAGTTGAACGTAGAGGCAACAGGAAGTCCGAGTGGTGACGATGTATGTCTGCTGAACGGAACTGTATTTATAGCCAATGCCGTCAACACGGTTGACTTCCCGCTTGACCTGAACGACTGCTATATCAACCGCATAACCCTAAATAACACCAATAAATATAATTACGTCAACCGCTGGTTTATGGTGGAGATGTTTGACGATGGTGTGAATAATGGCACAAGCACCGATTATCTTGACGACTTCACCTGGTCTGGCTATGAAAAACAATCCCTGCGGTTCTTTGCAGATGATTTGATAACACCGCTGGAAGTGTCGCTAATGCCGTTGGCACAGGACTTATATAATCAAACCGGCGGAACGGTAAGGACACGCAAGTATGCGTATATCAAAGTTCCGTATGTTCCTGCTGGCTCGGTTGCGACAATCTATATGGTATATGGCGGTGCAACTAATTATCCGGTTGACTATCCCAATGAACCCAAAGAGATTGACCCGTCAACAGGCGTGACAATTTATGACGACTTATACGCAAAGATGGTGGTCAATCCTGTGCGTGGCGAAGAAACGCTGATAACCATAAGCAATAAAGTTATCAACACGTCAGAATGGCTACCAGGAGACTATCGTGTCTTAAACAAAGCCAATATGAACTATGAGCGAAACTTTCCAGACCACCTTGACACCAGCGATGATGATGAAATCCACACGTATGACGAAGCACGCAGAAGTGAGAACCTATCTTTAATACATATCGGCACGGGCTACGAAAACTCAATCGTGGGCGACCTTACAATGGAATGGAATACCGAGTCCATAAAAATGAAAAGACGTGGCTACGGCTACGTATGGGTGTCTGTGAAGCCAGATATGTCTTATGATAGGAAACTACTGGTTGAACTTGCCGAAAACGAGAACTTCCCCGAAATGAAGTTGACCGTGACCGACAACAATAACGGCACTGCTACCTTTGCGTGGACTTATGAGCGTGACGATTCCATCCAGGTATCAGCGTCAGTCACGCTATCTTTTTTGAGCACGCTACTCCAAACATTCCTGCTGTTCAGTTGGGAGCAGGTGCTCAACCCTAACGACAGTTCTGCCAATCCTACAAAGATGTATCTCTGTGCAGTACAGAACGGGGCACGTGGAGCAGTATCAGAGGACAGAGGCGAGGGTGACGCTGACGGGCAGATAAACGAATGGGGCAACTTTCAGGTTGATTACATACTCAGGTCAGGACATATTGATATGTCTCATCTGTGCATACAATACGGCACGTATCTTGAAAGTCCAAACCACGCATTGCAGGCGATACGGTTTCTGCCTATCTTTGAGAATGAGTTTATCGGGATTGGCTATACGACACAGACCATAAGCGGAGCAACCTATTATCGCAACCTCAACGTGTTCTTTGAAAAGATAAGCAATGTTGGCGAGTATCTGCCAGGCAGAATATACTGGGCGAATGGCAGGTCTCTGATGTCATTTAATGAGCAGAATATCCACGAAGAGATACAGCGGATAGTGCCGATGAAATCGTTTATGCCGACTGACGAGCACAATACAATCCTGCTGTGGACACGTAGGGACAGGTGGCGAATGCCGCTGTTTGACGATATGGTACAGTCGCTACCGCTGAAAGACGGTGATGGCGATGGCTTGGTTGACAGGGAATCACTTGCGGTCTGTCCCGATGGAGTAGCGTGGTGGAACGACAAGGGTGTATTATACCTGACCATCAACGGCACAAAGAATCTATCAGACGGCAGAATGTACATAACATCCCCGATGATATACCCGGAATACAACGAGAACAGGATATGGGTGCAGGACACGGGCAAGTTATGGTACTATGACATTGCGTATGACGTGACAGCAAAAGCGAGTAGGGCGATAGGCAGTGCGACATTGAATCTTGGCGGATTTTACGGCAAGGACAAAGACTTTATGCTGAATGTTGACGACAACAAACTATACGCAAACGATGCCAACAGGTTTGAGAAACCCGCATTATCAACCCGTGCTTTCCGCATAGGCAGACGCAACAAACTGCACCGCTGGACATTCCTGACCGACAGGTTTAATGGCACGCTAACCTATGCAATAAAACTAATAGGAACACTGATAAACAAAGACAAGTATATGTCAATGACACCCACCACTACAACGTGGACGGTTGACAGCACTGGATTGATATACACCCACGTCACTGGAAACACAACCGCACTTGTTTCTAACTACTACGCCAACATAGGCGACACATACACGGTAGAATACACACTAAGCGGAGCGGTGGCAGCAGTAGCTTTTGGCGGGGTCACGCTTGACAACACGGCAGGAACTAAAAGCATAGAGGTGACAGCAGTTAGCAATGAGCAGTTGGCAATAACACCAATCAATGCGTCAACCCCGTCAGTCAGCAATGTTAAAATATACAGCGGGTCACAGAGAATACCTGAAAGTCTGTCTGTACAAGTATCGGAAAACAAGCCAACCAGTTATCCAAACATTAAGGGCGAGTTTGTACAGTTCATAATAACCCCGCCAGCCACAATGAAAGGCATTGAATTAGAGGTGAAGTAATGGGAGCATACGATAGATACCTGAAAAGATTACAGTCGCAAAAGAATGAGCGACCTGAACTGGAAATGGTGAGCAGAGGCATCCGCTCACTGTCTGAACCATTTACCGCTATGAACCGCCAGCTTGCCAGAACCCTGAATATGGACAACGCCAGTTTGGGTGCGAAGATTGTGGCACAACAGCGTGGGCAGATGCAGATACATGGAATGGCGGAGCAGATGGGCAGTCAGGCACAACAGCAGTATGCTCAACGCAATCAGCAGTTAGACACCGAGATAGCCAAAGCGGAAGCAATGGCGGAGCAGGAAAGGGCACAGAAGGCACAGAAGAATACGCAGATGCTGAGGGCGGGAATATCTGCTGCGGGCATGATAGTTGGTGCTGCTCTCGCAATTCCGACAGGCGGGCTATCGTTAGTGGCTGGTGCTGCTCTCGGTGGCGGACTTGGGAGTGCTCTCGGTGGATTTGTCGGCATTGGCAAAGGCGGGCAGTTATCGGTTGACCCAGAGGACTGGGATATGAACGCTACTGTGGAAGGACTGCAACAGGCGGGCAGTATCTACGCAAGCGAGGCGACATCAAGAAAAATGCAGACAGCCACACAAGAGGTGACAACCAAGATGCCCGCATTGGTAAAAAAGATGCAGGAAATAGACGATGAAAACGTGGTGACACAGTATTTGGCAACCATAAATATGCAGGCAAGAACAGGTGATATAGATGGAATGCAACGCTCAATCCTTGATTTTCTTAACTATGGCAACCCAGTTGTTGACAATCCGCAACCATTTGAGTGGAGAAAATAATGGCAAACTTTGTGAACTTCTATAACTTGGTGAAACAGGATATTGACAGGCAGAAGCAGGATTTCAACCAATCCATAATGCCGTTGGTGAACAGCGTATTTGAGAAGCGTATCTTTGACCTGCAGAAAGAAAAAGAGGAACAGAAGGCAGACAAGGAAAAGATTGACGGGTTCAAACTCAAACTTGCCGAGCAAGGCGTGCCGTGGAATGAGGCATGGAACGATAAACCGCTGGCAGACGTTCAGTTAGAGATTGGCAAGCAAATGGAACAGGAAGCAATCACCGATGCAGAGGTGCTGATGCCTGAAGTAATGGCGGAAGTACACAAGAACCCTGCCTACGAAAAGATGAGCGACAAGAATAAGCTGCGGTTGATAAACACTACCGCAAGCAGGTTTGCAAAAAATGAAGATATGGCGGCATCAATAGCAGAGTTTACAGAAAAGGAAAAGATACGTCACGGGTTCAACCTAAGCGAAATAGCGTATCGTGCATCTTTTGGCAATGAATCAACCGCAACATCACGGAAAACCGAGCAAGAAAGAGCAAGACTTAAAAACGCATACAATAAAATGAATAGCAGCATTGGGCACGTTGTTCAGGTTGGAGAGGGTTCAAACGCACTGATAGGTGAGGTAAGGTATGAAAAGAAAGTAATAGACGGTAAAGACTTGTTTACAATGATTATAGGTAAAACCAAATACGGATATGACGGGGAAAGGTATTACGAATTAAAGGGCAAGAAGTGGGGCGACTACAAGGATTTCACCCTTAATCCCGCAGACAGTCAAGACAAATACGGAAGGTCAATCAGAATACATAATTTGTTTGCCGTTGCACGGAGAGACTACTTTGATGCTCTTGATGTTTTACGAGAGGGAGGTAGCGAAGAGCCACAGCAAGGTAAAAGAGACTGGTCTAAAAGAGAGGACAAAGAGTAATGCCAAGATACTTTGCCAACAATAAGTTCTACGACATACCTGACGAAGAGGTCAATGACTTTCTTGCGGACTTCCCAAACGCTGAAACGGTAAACAAATACAGGGTTGGCGACAAGACATACAAGATACCGAAGTCAGAAGAGGGTCTATTCTTGCAAGATATGCCTGACGCTCAAATTATACGGGCAAAGCCAAAAAGCAAGGGCAGTTCGTATCTCACCGCAGAAGAGCGTCAGTTTAAGATTGACGAGACCAACCAAAAGATAGAGAGTATGCGGAAATCCCTGCCGTATTCGTCAGAGGTGGCACGCAAGAACCTGAACAACCAGATTATCCACCTACAGAACAAAGCCGAGCAGTTAGAGACAGGACTTGACCCCGTTGAAAGGGCAGCATTTGCCACAGCACAGCAGGGTGGTATCAGCAAAAAAACAGTCGGCAAGGTGATTGGCGGGTACATAGGTCTGTTGGTCGGGCAGCCGTTCACAGGTGCAAAGATAGGCGGGAAACTCGGCTCTGACGAAGAATCGGGTGTCAGCCGTCTTGGCAAGGCATTGGGTATCGGTGCAATAAAACTCGCACTTGCACGTTCCGACAGCAAGTTCAAGAAGATGGTGAATGGATATTCGCAGGGTGTGATGGCAAATGCAAAGTCACCTACCGAAGAGGTAATCACAGGTGCGATAATGTCAGCACCTATGACGTGGGCGGTGGCTATTAACCCCTATGTCGGCTCTGCACTAATCCTGGCTTCCATCTACGACCAGAACCTGCAGGACGCAATAGACAAAAAGGGCGTTGACAACACCACACAACTCAGCAAAAAAGAAAAAGTTGTAGAACTTGGAAAAGCAGTTGGAGAGACAGCAATAGAAGTATTGTCAGACGTAGTTCAGGTAAGGGCACTAAGGGGAATGATTAAGGGTCTGCCACGTAAGGCAGCCACTGGGATAATAGCCAAGTATCTGTCTGCACAAACAGGAACAATGGGTGCTGTGGCAGTAGGTGCTGGCGGTTCGTTGGTAGAGGGTGCAGAAGAATATGTGCAATACTGGTGGAATTACGTGTTTGACGTATTAACCAACAACGCAGAAGCCAAGCCGTTGTCAGAACTGATGAAAGAAAGTGGCCGGGCGTTCATAGGCGGTCTGGTCGGTGGTGCATTGGTGGGCGGTGTAGGCGGTAGTGCCAACCAATACCTGCGTAGCAAAGCGTGGAGCGATGTCAGACACAACGCAAAGAGCGGTGACAAGAACTCGGTATCGCTGACAGAGATGCGGAATCTCGTCAAGAAAGGCGAAGTCAAGGTGGCGGGTGAGCAGTTCCGTGAGTTTGTGAATGACAATACAACCGCAGTTAAAAAGGGGAATAAAGAAGTCCGTGTTTGGAAAAAGGGAATAAGCGAAAGCGAGTTGACCGCAGCAGCCAATCTCGGAGATATATTTTTACAGAACGACCAACTGACCACAGACCCGAAGAAGTTAAAGGAAATCATCAAAACCGCTGAACCCGAAGTCAGCAAGGTTGAGCCGCTACTGCTTGATAACTCATTGGAAGACGGTATCAAGAGCGTGGAAAGTTTGCTTGCACAGGGGAACAAGGAAGAGGCGTTGCAGGTGATAGGTCAAATCAGGCAGGAGAAGAACGACTACCTTGAGATTGCCGAGACACCTGATATACAGAAAGCGACAGCGTGGGAACAGCAGTTGCAGGCATTGGAACAGCAGATTACGGGCAAGCCTGTTGAGCCGACTAATGTGCCGACAGCCGAGCCACTCGCAGAAGAAACCGCACCTGTGGAAGATGTAGTACCTGAACCTATTGCAGAGCCAATCGCTGTACCTGTGGCAGAGGCTATAATTGAGCCAGAGCCACAAGCGCCGAAGGAAGTGAAGAGTGAAAAACCAAAAGTCAAAAGAAAACCCAAAGCCACCAAAGAAGCAAAGACAGAAAAGGTGGAAGAAGCAGTTAGACCTGATGTATCCGAAGAGCGAGTTGTTGAACCAATACCAGAGGAGTGGAAACAGCAAGCCAAATCAGGAGTAGAAAAAGACATTGCAGAAACTACGCAGAAACTTGAAGCACTTAAAAAGAGAAAGGTGCAGGGTGTAAAGACCAAAGAGGCAATCACTGCTTTGGAAAATCGGCTAACCATACTAAACAGGAGTTTGCAGTCAGTCAACGAAACCATTACTGAAACAGCCGAACCGAAACAGGAAACCTTCAAGCCAAAGCGTGTCGCCAAGACCGAGCAACAGATTGATGATGAGTTCGTTCAAGCCGAACTGAACGACATTCAGAAGCAGATACGCACCGAGAAAGCGAAGCCGTCACCCGACCAGAATGTAATCCGCAGGTTGCAGGCACAGGCGGTCAGGATTGGGGCACAGGCAAAGGCAGAGACGAAGTATAAAGAAGCCGAGTCCAAAGAGATGACCGCAGTCCGCACCCAATACGAGAACACGCCCCAATGGATGACCGCACCCAACGGAAAGGCTACCAATCTCAATGAACGCCAGTGGCTTCAGGTGCGGACACCGAGTTTTAAAGCGTGGTTCGGCGACTGGGAGAACGACCCGAAGAATGCGAGCAAGGTGGTGGATGAAAATGGGGAACCGATGGTGGTGTATCACGGGACGGATAGCGATTTCTCTGTATTTGAAAGTAGAAAGACAGAATACAAAAGAACATCTGCCCCAGAAGGCATTGCACACTTAACTGACAACAAAAAGACAGCAAAAAGATTTGGCAACAATGTAATGGAACTATTTGTAAACATACGGAGTCCATATTATTATGATTACGAAGGCGAGGGATTTAATGACCCCAACTCAAAGAAAAAATGGATAGATACGTGGGGAGAAGTCCTTGCCAACCAGAGAAAATATCCGCTAAAAGACCGCATGGGGATTGATGGATTTTATGATGGAATTATTCTTAAAAATGTTGGTGACAACATACTATCTAACCATTATTTGGTCAGAGACAATCAATATAAATCAAAAGACGACCACTGGAACTATGATTTCGTAAAAGAACATTGGGACAAAAAAATGCTGTCCTTTATGTTTGATACCCAAATCAAGTCCGCAACCGCCAACATCGGCACGTTTGACCCGAACAATGCGGATATACGCTACCGCTCACTATACGACACGCTGTCCCGCTCTGGCAAGTCTATCAAACAAGTGGCGAAGGCGTTTATTGAGATAATCCCGAAGTCAATGCTGAAGAGCGTGGAGTATGGCAAGGACACCGCAACCATCACAATGATAGACGGCAACGTGGGCACGGTCAACCTGCAAGATGGAAGCATTGAGATAGGTAAAGCAGGGCGTATCACATTCACCAACCTGCTTGCCGTAGCCGACATTGACCGACTGATGAACGCTGATAACAAGACCGCATATCACGAAGCGTTCCACTTTGCGTGGCGGATGTTCCTGACCGAGAGCCAGCAGACAGCGTTAGAGACCGAGTTCAAGAGCGAGGAAGGGTCTGCACGTGCCTATGAGCAATGGCGACACGGCAAGTCATTCAAGGGTGTTGTGCAAAACATCTTCCGCAAGTTAGCGGAGCGGATAGGTATGATGCGTGAGCGGATAGGCATAAGCGAAACTGCCGAGAGTATATTCGCACAGATACGCACAGGCACATACAGCACCGAAGTCAAGCAAGCGGTGGAAAGCGTCAGCAATGAAACGAAGTATAAAGAGATAGAGGATAGGGCGGTCTCAAAAACAAAGACAAAGGACAAAACAGGAAAAGCAGATAAGCGAAGAATCGCACTGCTCGGAGCAGCACATAAAGTAATGCGTAACCTGTATGGCGTGTCCCCAACTAAGAACGAAGCAGAATACCGCAAAATACTGAAACAGAATATGGGTGTCACGTCAATGAAAAATGCGACAGACAAGGAGTTGTTGAAGTTTCTTGGCAGGCGAGACGTGGAAACTGTCAATATGTTTGGACAGGGCGTGTTCTTAAATCTCGTAGAAACGCTATCTGAAAACGGAGGAACGCAGAAAGACATAGACACGCTGAAAAAGTTTTGGGTTGACGCATACAGTATGTTGAGATATGTTCCGGAAGGAAAGGCACATACTGCAGAAAAGACATTCAGCAATCGTGCCACCGCTATGATAATACAACTCGGCAAGGGCGGTGTAAAAGCCATCACTCACGCACTCAACGGAGAGTCAACTTATGCCACGATAATTGCAGACACAAGACAGCACATTGTTGACACTACATTGCTAATGAGGAAATTGCCGAGAAATATCCGACTGAAGGTTGGCGGCATAATTCAAAAAGCGACAGAAATGCGTGACGACAGCAACACAAAACTAACGCCTGCCGGTGAAAAGTTTGTGCGAACAGAGATTGCCAAAGTCAAAGGCGATGACGGTGCTATCGTGCCAACCGAATTATATGACGATGTTGTGGCAACGGTACAGAGCAGCATAGATATGTACAATTATTTTGAGCCGTACATCAGCGGGGCGGGTATAAATAAAAGAGAGAAGTACACACCACACTACTATCAGCAACGGCTCATTGGACTGCAAAAAAAGAACACATCTCTTGCCGGAGAGGTTAGCATATTCACCAAATCAGAGATGGCGAGGAAAACAGACGAAGCGTTCAGCGAAGAAAAGATGGAATCCAACGTGCTCGATGTCCACAACTACTACATACGCTCAATGGCAAGATACGTGGCATATAAACCACTTGCCAACTACATTAAGAGTGGGCAGATATACAAGGACGCAGACATCGTGTTGGAACAGCAGACCGATACAGATTTTGCCAATGAGTTTTATTGGGACATCGTAAAGCCACACAAACTAACAGGTGCTGGAATAGAGCAGATGAAGCGTGCAAAAGCAAGGGTGATGATTTCACTATTGCTTGCGTCTAAACGCTTTATGGTGCTGAACACAATGCAAAGGTATAACGTAAAAACCTTTGTGTCTAAAGAAGCGTTTGATTTTGTGCTCGGTAAAAGCAACCAATGGTATGGCACGATAAAGAATATGGATAATGTTGCCAGCCTGTTGGAAAGATTTAATATGCTGTCAGCAGATGCACTTATGAAACATCACGAAGAGACACTTAAACAGCACGAAGAGCTTGACGAACTTGACTCATCTCTAAAAAAGTTTAGCAATAAAACTGACGCACTGCTCCAAACAGCAGCGGAATGGAATCCAGGATTCCTTGCCGAAATAGGCAACTGGAATATGTCGTTCACTGCCGGTGTTGTAGATTATGTTATGCAGACAGAACAGTATAAGGGTGCGTTGGCAGAAGGATACAGCAAGAAGGAAGCCATAGAAATAGCACTAAGAAACGACAAGGTGTATAAAGATGCATACGTATTCGGCAGTTATGTGTGTGCAAAGGTCAATCCGTCAATGTCTCCGGTATATTCAGCACAAGTATTCCAGAAGGATTATGTCCGCACTTTTACGATGTTTCTAAGGTTTGTGCATAACCTAACAATGAATAACTATAAACTGCTGACGGGTGGCAAGAACGCAATCCTGCCTGTACAGGTGGAGCGGGCACACTTCTCTCCTGACAAAAACGTAAGGGATGCTGCCAACCACATACAGAATGTCAACATAATTATAGCAGGCTTGAAAAACAAAAAGTTCTTAGCGTCATATCAGATAACAAGTGAACTAAATGATAAGGCTTTTAAGCAACACGTAGCGGTGTTAAGCGATGGACTGACCAAGCTAAGAGACACGCTATACAACGGAATAACAGAGCAGTCAACTTTGTCACGCAAAGAAATGATAGTGTCTCAAGGTGAGTGGATTGCTGCGAACTACTTGCTGGGCGTGTTAATTGGTATAGTTGGGGACTGGCTAAGGGACTTTATTTATGATAAAGTGCCGTTCATTAAAAGACGCAGACGCAAACGCACCCTGAAAAGCAGATTATATGGAGAGGCATTATCACAAATAATCTTCGCACAAGGAATGCCGTCAACGGTAGAGCCGTTGGTGCAGAACTTTGAGTATAACTTTGTCAACCTTGTGGGCTTGATGGACTTTGGTTTAATGGCAATGCCGTTTTTACAGCCGTTGGCAATAACGTCTGCTATGTACAGAATGGTTACCGGCGACACGCTGATACAGCTATTGGATAAGCACACTAAGGCAATCAGCAAAGTGCAGAAAAAGGTGAATAAGGGATTATGAACCAGTTCAGCAAGACCGCCAGACCGTCTGTCATAGAGAACGCCAACAAGCCGTATGTTGACACGCTTGACACCGCCATCAACGACAGGGTGGATGACACTAACGGCAGGGTGCTGTTGCTGGAAAAGGGCGACTTCGCCAACATCCACGTATCTGACGGGTCAACCCCGCAGACCATACTAAAAGGCGTGGACTACACAATGGTCACGGGGTTCACGGTTGACGGGTGGAACAGCGTTTCCGTACCTGACCACGACAATGACAAGATAACCATAAACGACACGGGGTACTACTTTGTAAGCGGTTCGTGCAGTTTTAAGATAAACACTAACAACGTGGTTGTGTTTTGTGCGTTGTTTGTAGACAATGTGGAGCAGGATGACGTGCATTGGTCAAGGAAAATATCCACAGGTGCGGATATGGGCAACGCTAATTTTAGCGGGATAATCAAGATTGAGGAATCGGATGCCAAAGTACAGGTCGGGCTTCGGCACGATTACGCACCCACCGACATTACGTTCACCCCGCTGTATATGAGTTTAACGATAATCAAGATAGGAGACCTATAATGGAAGAAAAAAGCAGAGCATTGGCAGTCGGCTGTGGAGTTGCCAGCTACGACCTTGCCAGTTTCAACCTGGCAATCACAGGCGGACACAAGGAAACTGTAAAGCAGTTCATCTCCGCCACAGCATTTGAGAACCTGACCGACACCGAGTTTTATGTAGCGGTGGTCACGCACAGTTTGTATGCACTCAAGACAGGCATACACGTAGTTCCGTCTTTAGGTATCCTGCCTATGGGCGGTAGCGTTGCCTATAATCTCGGTGCTTCACTGACAGACAGTTATGGCACGCTGACCGATAATCGTTACGCCATTGACAGCAAGCCTGCTGCGGGTGAGCATTTTGTGGTCTGCGTCTATGCGACTGAGGGATTCTACCTTGACCTGACCAACTGCGTGGTTGTGAACAATGACGCATACGCAAACGCAAGTGCGACCAACCTTATCCCTGCCGGACAGCACACCATAATGTTTAAGGCGATAGAGAATGATGCCACAGCCATAGCGTTCCTTCCCGCAGGCGATGCAACTCCGTCAGGACTGGCTGTCACGGGACACGCAATCACCGCTTGGACACAGAACCAGTGTAAAGCACTGATATAAGGAGGGCAAATGGCTCTCAGTTTAGGAATGGGTCTGTCCCTCGTTAAGGGTGGCAGGCAAATATCACCAGGCATAAAAGTATCAGGCACGCTTGACCCCTTCCTGCTGGTGTATGAAGGCACACCCACCCAGCAGACGTTATCCGTCAGGGGTGTCAACCTTGCTGACGTGATAGATGTCACCTGTCCTGCATGGCTGGAGTGTTGCGACACCACAGACGGCACGTTCTCTGACACATTGGAACTGCCAGCGGACTTTAACGGCACGGTCTATTTTCAGTTATCCGCTACAGACAGAGCCGACTACTCAGGCAATGTCACGTTTGAAAGCACGGGATTTGATACGGTCACCAAAGCGGTGGTCGGTGTTATCTATGACGGCACTGACGACTACCCGACCCCGATATTCACGCAAGCACAGTTAGTAGCGATTGCAGACGACCTTGACGGCTCGTTCAGGTTGTATGACGATATAACTTTGACAGGGACGTGGACGCCGATAGCCGACTTCGCTGGGAAACTGTTTGGCAACGAAAAAACTATTAGTAAAATGGTTTCAAGCGGTGGATTGTTTGCTAGCATAGTTGGCGGAACGGTTACGGAATTATCAATCACAAACGGCACGATAACCTCAAGCGGAAGCGTGGGGGGATTTGCTAACAAAACGTCATACGCCATAATAAGCAAATGTAGATTTGACGGAACAATCAACAAAACAGGTAGTGTTTGTGGCGGTTTTATTGGGACAGCGGTTGCCTCTGACATTGACCAATGCTACGCAAACGTAACTATAAGCGGCAATAGTGGCTCTTATGCTGGCTTCATTGCAATCTGCTCAGAAACAACCGTTGATGATTGCTATGCTATTGGAACGATTAACGGCTCAGACAACCTCTGCGGATTCGCATATCAGGTGATAGACGGGCAAGAGTTGTTTGTTGGCTCTGTGCTTACGAATTGCTATTCGGCTGTCACGCTTACGGCAACCGCAGCCGAGCCAACCAATGCGGGCTTTGTGTTTGACGATACAGGCGAGTTTGAAAACGGCTCTGCTGTGTCCTGCTATTATGACAGCACCCTCGCAGGGACGACTACCTCCGCACTCGGCACGGCAAAGGCGACTGCATTGATGAAACAGGCAGCGACCTTTGTGGACTGGGATTTCCTGACCACATGGGCAATAGATGAGGACACAACATATCCGAGCTTAGTTTTTTTTCTGACTGAGGTAAGGTCTGCCTACCTGCGAATAATGGCAGACGGTGGATATGCTGAAAAACCATCAGAAATAAATGACTTTATTGCCTATTTGAAAAGTCAGGGAGCATGGGAAAGCGTTGGTGCATATTATCACGCCACAGGCGGAGTTAAACTTGACGGAACTGCTGTGTCAACATTATACGATATACACAACACAGCAGACGGAACGTCTGACATTACACAGTCAACCGAAGCACAGCGACCCGAATATGTAGATAACAGGATTGTGTTTGATGGTGATAATGACAATATGGTGGCGGGTGCTGGTCTGGGCGGATTACTGAAAGACGTATCAGGTTGCACTGTTCTGATGATGTATAAACCGAATGATGTTCCGCAGGTTGAGGAAAATTGGCTATATATTGGACAGGGAACGGAAAACGCAAGGCTTTCAATAGAGAAAGACCAATATCAAACGCTTAGGGTATATGCTTGCAATACAGACGGGTCAACGATTGAAAACCTAAACAAGGTAAGCGGGGTAAAGTGGATATTTGACATCTCTTGGCTATTGTCAATAGACGTTGACTTTGTGGGTAGGGCAAGCGAGTTGAGACTGCGGGGATTGTATGACCTGATATACAGCAAAAAACTGACGGGCATATTTGACGCTTCCACAAAAACGTCTAACACAGATTCACACGCCATTGGCTTTGGAATAGGCAAACAAAGTTCAAACGGGATAATTAGCGTGCTTGTGTTTAATGATGTATTGCCCAAAGACAAGAAAATAGCCATTGAAAACTATATGATGGAAAAATGGTGGACAGACATACCCGTTGTCAATCCCGTCACGGTAAAAGCAAATCAGGCAAACACCTTTAGGGTTGACGAATATATAGCGTCAAGCGTAATGGGTAAAGCTGGGGACTTTGAGGACGGTGACGACATCCATGCCATAAGTTTTGACGGCTCTTCGGATGCTCATATGTTATACGAAGGAGATACTTGGGCAAACAATGACGAGCTGTATTTCCTGCCTACATTGTATTATGTGATAAGCTCTGGCAGTGATTTAACTTGGGGCAAAGATATAACATTTTCGTGGGGTGAATAGTGACCAACACCGACACAATCTCCAGCGGGTCTGTCAACAAAACCGTTGACATCGTGTCCAAGCAATTACGCAGGCACGAAGGGTTGAAGTTGAAACCGTATTACTGCACGGCGGGGAAGTTGACAATCGGGTATGGACGCAACCTTGATGACGTGGGAATTACGAAAGAGGAAGCGGAGTATCTATTGCAAAACCAAATCCAAACCTGTATTGCGGAGTTGCAGAAAAAGATACCCGACATCTATAACAACGTAAACCACGTCAGGCAAGCGGTGCTGGTTAATATGTGCTATAATATGGGAATAACCGAACTGCTGAAGTTCAAGAAAACGCTGGCGAGTATTCAGCGGGGGGATTACAAACTTGCTTCGGAGCAGATGTTACAAAGTCTGTGGGCGGAGCAGGTCGGCAACAGAGCAAAGCAACTTAGCGAACTTATGAAGAATGGATATTAAAATAAACGGAAGAGGGAAATGTATATGATGCTACCAGCTTGGTTATTAACGGTGATGGTGAGCATAGTCACAAGCATAGTGGCTTTTGCTTTATCCTATGGTAAAATGTCGCAGAAAGTAAAATCTTTGGAAGAGGATGTCAAAAGAGTTGAAATGCAGGGTCAGGCAATTATCAGCGATGTAAAAGTATTGACCAAAAACGTAGAGACCATATCAAACACCTTGTTTGAACTCAAGGGCTGTATGGAAACCTACATTAAAATGATGTGCGAAAGCAACAGATAACGCACTGAGCGTTAAATAAAAGAATACAGGGAGTATTCAATGATTACACTAAGAGAAGTCACGGAGATTTCAACAGGACACACAACAACCGCTTGGAAATGGAACGGCAAGAATGAAGAAGAATTGCTTGCCATAGCTGGGCTTGACACAGACAGTAAAGAGTTCAACAACAGGGTGACAACCTATCCGCACCTTTGTTGGGCTTTCTTTCCCACAGAAAGGGGAGAGGTGCTAATAAGGAAAGGCGGATGGCTTGTTAATGTGAAAGATATTGGGTGGTGTTCCGTAAGTGGAAAGCAGTTAAAAGAACACTACAAAATGGGTAAAGAATACCAAAGCCAAATATATAAAACAGAAGAATGAGAGGTAAAACAATGGGAAAGAGTATCTTTTCAAGCAAAACATTCTGGCTGAATATCCTGCTGATAGTCGGCTACATTGTCAACAATCACTATGAGTTTGTCGGGATTCCGTTTGATTACGTGGCTATCATAATCCCGATAATCAACATCTTCCTGCGGTTCATCACAGGCGAACCCATCAAAATCGGGCAAACCCTGAAAAAGCCGATTTAGGAGACGCAATGCGAATCAGTAAAAGCATACTGAACATTGTCGGCAAGTTATTGCTGGCATTACTTAAAACAGCACCAATGGAACAGGCGTTTGTGGCGTTCCTGCTTTACCTTGACGAAAAAGCCAAAAAGACAGACACCAAGATAGACGATTGGTTGGTAGAAGTCGGCTGGCTCATCAGGGATAAAATATGGGGATTGACCGAAGCTGATGTTCGTGCCGTAATGATTAAGCGAATACAGAACGGAACGCTTAAAATGTAACCTATAACGCTCAAAACCACACGCAAGCCACCTCAAAAGGGTGGCTTTTGTGTTATCTATGCCGTTTAGTGTTTCGTGGCGTTAGCGTTGAGATTTGGGGCGGTTTATCATTTTGCTGATGTCGGCAAGACGATGTATAGAAAAGCGGGGATATCTATATGTGTCAGGCGGGATGTGTATAGATAAGTCCAATTTGTGGACATAAAAAAGTTATCGTGTCCAAATATCAGGGTTTTGTGGATATGAAAAACAGAGGATTTTGTGTTGCACCCATGAAACAATAAATGATTTGTGTTGCACGAAGGGGCGTTTGGTGAAACACAACCGCTATGTCTGGAAACTGCCGACTTGCGGGGAACGCTAACACAAAAACTGCACGTTAACATAAGCGGGGTTATCGTGCAAATGCGGGGTTAACGAAAAAGCGGACACCCGAAGGCATCCGCTTGATACAGTTGTTAATTTATCGGTTATCCATCGCCATCGCCAGAGCCATCGCCATAGCCAGAGCCATCGCCA